ACTTCAAGAAGGCGAAAAGGATGGGCTTGATAATTAGGATCATTATTCTTCAGTGGTTTTCTTAGGGGTTTCTTTTGTTTTTTTAGGCTTAGCTAATTCTTTAGCTTTTAAATCTGAGAGTGTGCTCATTTTACATTCCTCTTTAGGTTGTTTTTGCCATGGCTTATACCACGGTTTAGGTGGATGTTTACATTTTAATACTTTCGCTTGTGCTTTAGTAAAAGTAGATATAGGAATTACATCACTACATAAATGGTATACACGTGAACCAGGTAGTAACATAAAACCTTTTTGTTGAAGTTTAGCACAGTTATCAATTCTAACTAACTCATAATTCAACTTCATCTTATCATGCTGTTGTGCTGCTATTGCTCTACAACGATTCAAACCTTCTCTATCTAAGGGTATCATAAAGTTGATTTGACCTCCCCAGTTCTCAGCCATTGTATAGCTAGAAGGTTCCATTTTACCTTCATCGATATCCCAAGGCTTTGTGTGATTCCCCATATAGAAGGGGGATAACGTCATAGTTGCTCCATTACATGATATGTTAGGACCGTAATGTTGTCTAGACGGTGCTCCATTATTCTGGAATTGCACCGCCTGATTTGTTACATTTCCTGTTGCAGCAGCAACTGGATTACTAACATTATTTTCGTCTGCTCTTGCTGGAGTTATTGAGAGAAGACTGATAAGGATACCGTAGTAGAAGTAACGTCGATTTCTCTGTCTATTACTTCGACTGATAACACCTGACTTGCTGCTCTTGTTACTATTTCTAGTGAGAACGGATCTCCAGCTGTGTGTAGGGTGTAAATCGAATCGGTATCTACTAGACCTCCTGAAGAGGCTGATGTATGGGTCATGTTTTCCCCAGACCATTTGTTTAATGCAGACCCATAAGTAGTTGTTGTTATAACTTCTTCTATTTCTTGGGTCGTTGTAGTTGTACTGTTCATCGAACCCTGGGTGAAGTTTGGGGTTACTAATTCTGCTCTCGCTACCGTGGGTGATGCCAGTAGTAAGAGTACTAGCCATTTTTTCATGTTTTTGGTTTATCCTTTTTACTATTACCGTTACTACCAGTAGTCAAGCCAAAAGTTGCAAGTGCTCCAGTGAAGACACTGGCAGGAAAAGTTATATCCCCACCTGGACTTTTCTTGATCATAGGTATTTCTACATAGTTTAATGTAATAATAAATCCACTCCAGACTACAACACCAAGTCTGACGAATGTTCCTAAGATTTGGATTTGGTGTTCTTGATCTTCGGCTGCGTCTTTGAGCTTACCGAGGAGTCCTTTTTTTTCTTCCGCTGTTCCTTCCATTTGTTGACTTTAGCTTGTAGTTGTTTCTGAACTTTCTTTTTAATTGGTTCAAATAAAGACTGAGTAATAGTAGTAGTAGCGACTGCTACCACCGCTGTTGTTACAGCAGTAACCACGACAGCAGTTTCAGGTACTGGCATTTGTATATCCAATACAGGAATCTTTAACTTAGGTGGTTCAGGCTGTTCAGATGTTTTTTCACTTTTAACGTCTTCAGGAGCCTCCAAATCACTTGGGGGTATAACCATAGGTTTATACACTGGGACGTCTGCTGTAGGCTGTTTGAGATACATCTGAGGGATATCTAGAGCTTTAGGGAGGGTAGCTCTAGGTATATTAATACTTGGACTTCCCAAGAGTTACTGCAGCATCCTGTGCAGTAAAGTCTTCACTAGTCCATATAGAGGTAGTTCCATCTTCTTTCTTATATGCTTTGATTATCTCAAGATGATCTACATTCCTTTTGAGAGTAGCTTTATCTTCATCAGTAATAGTGGATTGAGCAGCAATAGAGTTTATAAGAGTAACACTATCTCCAGCATTAGTAAAGATACTAGCTACTTCGTCAGCTGTACGTTCAGGCATTAGTCTTCATTAGTAAGGTTTTCAGATTTAACTTCAATTTCTTCATGTTTTTCTTCATGCTCTTCACCAAGAGAGGTCGCTAACGAATCTAATTCCGTTAGCGCACCATTAATTTCATTCAGTCTATTTATAAGTGTTTGTCTTTCTTCTAAGAGTGTACGTGCTCTTTCTTGTAATTTTAAATGCATTTTTGTTCTAAGATGGATATTTTAGTGGATAATTCTTGTATTGCTTTTACAAGGATAGGGATTAATTTACTAGGTGAAGCCTCAAGTTTATCTGGATTTGAGTCCAGAACTAAGTTAAGATAATCAGCATCATAATCTTTTTGTATTTGTTGGAAATCTTGTGCAATGAAATTTGCTTCATATTTTCCATCTTTAAGAGGAATACCTTCTCTTGTAGCCCATTTGAATTTAACAGGTTTAAGATCGTTAATAAAGTTTAATCCTAAATCTAAAGTGTTAATATTTGTTTTATCTCGTCTATCAGACAGTGAGGTAATGCTAGTTACAGCACAACGTAGGGCTGTTACTCCGCTTCTACCTAAAGTTATTTCATCACTAACATTCCCCGCACTAGGTTGAGCAGCATAACCAATACAAGTAGTACCTGCACCTGTAGTTAGATCTTGACCTGCTTCATAACCGATACAAACATTTTGGTTTCCTTCAACTCCTTTTCCTGCCTTTGATCCTATAGCAACATTATTACTTCTACCTGTTCCGCTAGAATCTCTAAGTGTCTCATAACCAATAGCTATATTCTCACT